AATAAAAATAAAAGGGTAAACAGTAAAATATTAGTATTTAAAATTATTATAGCATGAATAAACAGTATATAGAAAAATGCAGTAATACCAGCACTTTGCCGATTTACTGCATTTCATTTGTTATTAGTTTGTTATTTACTAAGCAAGTTTTATTAAGTCTTATGAGGTTTTTCTTTCATTTTTTAGTACATAAATTTTACCTGCTTTGAATGTTACCATTTTTATTGCTTCCAATTTTTCTTCAATAGTAATATCATTATAAACATCATCGCCAACATTTCCATTCTTATGGCCAAGTATAGAATTGACAATAGGAGACTTAACATTTAATTTTTTTAATTCTGTTTCTAATCCATGTCTGCCGCAATGTGCTGTTTTTCCTTTTATAAACTCATGCTTTTTAATGAACTTATTATTATAGTAATTATTGTAGTCTGCATAGAATAGTCTTTTGCCATTTGCTTTCATGAATAAAAATTCGTTTTTAGGATCGTAGTATTTTTCAAAAATATATTTAACAAGTGGATGTATTGGAATTTCCCTATTAATACCATTATCAGTTTTTAAGCCACCTACAAAGTAATTATCATCTAAATGAATATTTTTTGTATAAATAAAGCATAATTCTTCAGCACGACATCCAGTATAGTTTGCTAATAATAAAATATCTTTGACTATCTCTTCTTGTTTATCTTCAGGTTTTATATTCCACAAATACTCGATTTGCTCATAAGTGAAAGGCTTTCTAGGAGACTGACTAGTAGATTTAGTCTTATTTATATGTTGTGCATAGCATTTATCTATAATATCTTCTTGAAAAGCATATTTATCCATATTTTTATATAGTTGTACCATTTGCTTTATAGCACTTGGCGTTTTTCCTGATTCTTTCATATATTTTTGAAAATCTGATGTTCTTAATTCTCTATATATAATATCGTATAATCCAACAGAATTATGATATGCAGTCAGCATATTTCTTGAGTTATGATAGGCATATTTATTTTCAGGCTTGATATGTTCTTCCAATTCTTTTTTGATTTCTTCTTCATCAGGGAATAGAGCCTTTTGCATTTCTTCAAATACTTGTTTAAATGTATAATGCTTTTTGTCTTTTCTATGTATAGATGACTTTTTACTATCAACTGGGACTAATGGGTAAGGATTATCCGTTCCAGGAAAACAAGTGAAAATTGTAATACGATCATACTTAGTTCTGTCAATCTTCAAAGGGTAAGGATTTTTATTCCAGTTTTCTAAACATACTAAAGCATCTAATTCCGCTTCAAAAGTATCTATATCAAAATATATTGGTTTACCAGATTCATCTTTTCCAACTAGTAGTCTTGGAGCATAGGGTTTATATCTGCCTTTTCCTAAAAATACAACTGTTCCAGTACCATTTCTTCTTCTATTAAAATTATTATTCACTAAAAAAACCTCCATTTTTCATCAATAACACTTGAAAAATGAAAGCTTTTTATATATAATATAAAAGTATTCACTTCTCGAAGTGTTTACGCTCCGGATAATGTGTGGTGTTCCGCAAAAAACTAAACACATTGTCCGATTTTTTATAATTTTATATTTCTTTTTTCTTTAGGTATCTTACAATTTACACTATCAATAATATTATTGCAAACATTATGATTTAACGATCTAAATATTAGTGTATTTGTTTCATTTGTATTTGTAGTATAAACGATAGTTAGGTCATATACTAATTGAGATATTTCCTTTGTACCTAATCCAGATAAACCTCCAACAACTGCTCCAGTAGATCCAAATAACATATTGCCAGCAATACCTCTTTTTACAACACTTTTTTTCTTTTCTGTAACTTGCCTATTTGCATTTTGCTGAATGGTTATAACTTGAGAAATATTAAGTTCAAACCTTTGCTTACTATTCATAGTTTCTATAATTAAGGCATCATCTGTTAAAGAAATAATGCAAGATGTTTGTGCTGCTAATGGTAATCCTTCTAAATGAATCAACGGGCAACTTAAATTGCTATTCTTATTTTTAAATATTCCCATAAAAACCTCCTTTTTTGAAAGCACTTCTATTTTGACATAAAACTACATCTCCAATTACTTTGATCCTTGATAATTCTAATTCTTCAAATTTGGAATTCATAAAATACAATTTGCAGGTATTAGCTTCAGAGAATATTTTTGCAATATCATAATATGAATTATCTATTAGTAAAAGTACAGTTTGACCATCTATAATACTTTCCTGTAAGTGAATAACTGCTATATCATCAATTCCTAGTAGGGGCAGCATTTTATCTGTAACGGCTTTGACTGCTATATAACCCTCTGATGGTATATCTTCAAAAGAAAAATACCCAATTTTAAACATAGCAACTTTGCTAATTGAATATAACGGAATGCCGATGCTGGTTTGTTTAGAAAATAAATCTTTTATCTTACCATCAATTTCTTCTATTATATTAAATAATGCTTTTGCATTATCGGTAAATCCGTAGTTTGCTTCTATATAATTACTTACTTGATTTAGTATAGTAGCATCTCGTTCATTTTGTTTTATAAGTAAGTCAAATATAAAATCTTTATCTATATCTGGAAAAAGAGAATCAATTTTACTTTCATATTCTTTACATATATTTTGGGCCATAATATCCTTTGAGGACATATTAGTATCTAAGTAACCACAAATTTGCATTAACTCATCATAATCTGTTATCCCATTAGAAGCTCCAGCAATTTTTTCTAAAACTTTTGGAGTAGGAGGGGCAGGGATTCTTTTATTTTTGTATTTGGATAGGTAACTTCTACCAACATCTGCAGCGTTAGCAAAGTCTGATATAGATCCATAATAATTTTTTATCTTTATAATAATTTCACTAAATTTGTCTTGGTCGAACACAACGCAAACCTCCTTACAAACATATTATATAACGGAGTGAAAAAAAAATCAACAAAAAATGTGAAAAAAAAGTACAAAACCTATTGACATTATAAAAACATAAGTATATAATGCAAGTGTGAAAAAAAAGCACACATAAGAAAGGAGAGATAATATGGCTGCACAAATGGAAGCAAAAGTAGAAAAGGTTAGACTACTTATTAAAGAGAAGTTCCACGATAACAACTCCTATTTTGCAAAGGAAATAGGAATGGGAAGGGAATATGTGAGTGCAATAGTAAATGAAAGAATAACTGCAGATAGTCCAAAATTCTGTAATGCACTTATTGCTTATTGTGAAAAGAACAGTCTTGATTACAAAGAATATGTAGAAATCACATAATTTTTTTTGAAAGTAGTGTGAAAAAAAAGCACAGGAGGAACAAAAAATGAAAAAATTAAAATTGCGGAACACCACACATTAAAGGAGGTAAACATGGAAGAATTGAAACCGGTTGATACTCTAACCCCTTATGAAGCTGCTAGAATGATACATGCTAATGCAGAATTCATAAGAGCAGGGCTAAGGAGTCAAAGATTACCATTTATAAATTATGGAAGTGCAACTCCACCCAAAAAGCCTGGAGGAAAATGGAGCTATAACATTATAAAAAGTAAATTTTTGAAGGAATATGCTGGAATAATAGAAGGAGTGAATATAAATGAAAATAGTAAATAAGAAGAAATTTTTAGTAAGAATATTAGAGATGGTTGTATTTATAGGTACTATCATATTAACAATATTAGCAATAAATTACGCAAACAAGGTAAGAGGTCATATAGCATATGGAGGAGAATACTTAATACCTATTGGAGGTTTATTGATTATATTAGTAATTGAAACAATTTACGAAGAAAGTGAAAGCAAAAAAAGAGGTGGAAAGAATGGAAGAAAATAAACCAGATAAATTAGATAAATGCTACTATTGGCACATTGTAACATTGGCCACAATGAAATATAAATTAAGAAATTTAATGAAAGGGGTGAGATAGATGGAAGGAAAACATATGAGGGATAACACTACCAATCTAAATGAGAGACTACAAAGCGATAAAGATTTCAAAATAGAATTACTAAATTCGCAACTGCAGCATAAAAACAACGAAATAAAAGATTTTAAGCAACAAATATTAAGTACACTAAAGCGAATCGTTGATATTGGCGAAGCTAATAATTACAATAATTCAAAAATTGCTGTAAGAAGAATGAAGGAAATTGCAGAAGAAACTTACAGAAGAATAGCAGTTGATCTATATGATTTGGATCTACCAAGTCAGGAAAATGAAATAGAACTACAGACCACCGGCAAAAGTAGTAAATAGTTCTAATTAAAACACTTATATAAATGTTTCTTTGAGTATTGTAGCACACATATTTAAAGAAATCAAGAGAGGAGTAATATGGAAATACATGAATTAAACCAGGACTTAATACAAAGGGCAAACAATAATAGCTTCTATAATAGAGGAACTCATGCAGAAGAAAGCTATAAATCATATATTAACGAAGTTATGGAATGGCCAATATCTGATACTAAAAAGCAAAAAATATTAGATCAAATCTATAAAAAATGTTCAAAAATGTTAGAATATGAAGCCCAACATGTACCAGTTATGGTAGCAGGACCCGCAAATTACAATGCTAAAAAACTTGATAAAAGCGAACAAATATTACAGGCATCACAAGAATTTTGCAAATGGTTTGATGATTTAAGAGAACAAGTAGAAAATGCAAAAAAAGAAGATTCAAAAGATGAAAAAGTAAAATATATTATTAATGGAATAAAAAGGCTTATGCAATTAGGATTAGATCCAACAAAAGATATTATGAGCTTAGCAACTATTGATAATAAAAAATTTATAGAAGTATATGAGCAGCTACAAGAAAAATACAAATGGAGAAAAAACAGTAAAATATATAAATTATATCAGGCATCAATTAATGGGGAAGTAAAAGAAACAAAAAAGGAAATTATCTATGAGGATGAAAATTTTACATCTTATATTGAAGGAGATAGAGCCTATATAAAATTTATTATGAAATGTAAGCCACAATTAATTTATGCATTAAAGAAAAAAGGTTGGTGGTGGAATAGCAACAAAGGAGCATGGAGTACATACCTAGATAGAGTAGACAAAGAGTGGATAAGCACAATAAGTGAAAATTATGAAAAATATTTATAGAGGGAGTGATAGAAATGGAGAAATGCCCTAAATGCGGAGGACCACTTGGAGAAAGACCAGCATTAAGTCGCAGAGATAATAAAACAGATATATGTGCAGATTGTGGATTTAAGGAAGCAATGGAAGATGCACAAGCAATAATAAATAGGGAAGGAATGAAATGTAATGGAAATAAAACTATTTAACTTAAAAATGAAAAATTTTAAAGGAATAAAGGAATTAGAAATTGCATTTGATGGGAAAAACACAGACATATATGGGAAAAATGCAACAGGAAAAACTACAATCTTTGACGCTTTCAAATGGCTATTTTTTGATAAAGACAGCAACGATAGAAAGGACTTTAATATAAAAACATTAGACAAAGATAATAATCCAATACACCATTTAGAACATGAAGTAGAGGCTACCTTAATAATTGATGGGCAAGACATGATATTTAGAAAAATGCTTCAGGAAAAATGGGTAAAGAAAAGAGGACAAGAACAACAAGAATTCTCTGGTCACGAAACTAATTATTGGATTGATGAAGTACCAGTCAAAAAGAAAGATTACGAGGAAAAAATTAATAATATTATACCAGAAAGTTTATTCAAGTTAATAACAGATCCATTGTTTTTTAATAACCAAATGAGCTGGAAGGAAAGAAGAGAGTTACTAATAAGCATTTCAGGAACTACTATTACAGATGAGGACATCCTAAATTCCAATGAGCAATTTGAAATATTAAAAAGTAACTTAGATGGAAGAACAATAGAAGATTATAAAAAGGTTGTAGTCTCTAAAATTAAAGACTTGAACAATGAGAAGGAAAAAATACCAATAAGAATAGATGAGCTAACTAATACCTTAATTACAGAACATGATATTAATTATGAAGAACTTGAAAAAGAAAAGGCAAATTGTAAAGTAGAAATACAAAAAATAGATGCAGAAATGACAGACATTCAAACTAGAGCCAAGGAAAATATGAAAACGGCTGACCAATTAGCTGCAGCAAAAAACGAGTTAAATACATTAAAGCTAAAATTAGAAACAGAGCATAATAAACAGCAATCAGAAGCTACAATAAAATTTGAAAGTGAAAAGGCCGTATTAGAAAGCAGAAAAAGAAATCTTGCTATGGAACTAGAAGAAAGAAAAAGAAGAGTAGAAAATGCAGAATCTAGTAAACAAGAACTATATAAAAAATGGGATGAACTATTAAATACAAAGTTAGAATTTGATCCAAATTCATTTATTTGTCCTACTTGCAAGAGAGAATATCCAGCAGAAAAAATTGAAGAAATGAAAGATAAATTTATAAATAACTTTAATGAACACAAAGAGAGTGAAAAGCAACGAATAAACAAAGAAGGACAGGCTCTAAATAGTGTTATAGAAGAAAATAAAAATAAGATAGAAGAACTACAAGAGTCAATACAAAAAACAGAAAAAGAATTGTTGGATATAAGTACAAAATTAGAAGAAAATGCAAAAGAACAAAGCAAAATTGAGCCTTTTGATGTAACTAAATTACCACAATACCAGGAGAAAATGAAACAAGTTGATGAGCTACAAGCAGTAATATCTAAAATCGTACAAAGTGATACTACAGAAATTAGTAATAAAAAGGCAAAATTAATGGAGCAAATAAATGAAATAGATAAAAAGTTAAATGAAAGAGATACACAAGAGAAAACGAAAGCTCGTATAGAAGAACTAGAAGCGGAAGAAGAAAGCATATCGCAAAAAGTACAGGATCTAGAAGCACAACAATATCAAATAGAAGAATTTACAAAAACGAAAGTTGAATTATTGGAAAATGCAATCAATAGTAATTTTGAAATAGTACGATTCAGGTTATTTGATACGCAAATTAATGGCGGACTTGTTGAGTGCTGCGATACACTTGTAAATGGTGTACCATATGCAGATGTAAATAATGCACATAAAATCCTAGCTGGATTAGATATTATTAAAACTTTATCTAGATTTTACAATACATCAGCACCAATCTTTATAGATAATAGGGAAAGTATAAACAGCTTACATACAATAAGTGCACAAATCATTAGCTTAATAGTAACAACAGATTCTCAATTAAGAATTGAGGTGGCATAAATGAAGGCTAGAATGATAGTTAAATTTACAAAAAGCGATGAAGGTGTAGAGGTTGTATTTAACAATACCGAAACAGTTGATGTATTAGTAGGAATTGCGGAAGCAATACAACTGATAACAGAAGAAACAAAACAAAGTAGACAAGATGTTGTTTCAGATATAAACAAAATTTTAGATATATTAGAAGAACAAGAAAAGAAAGAGGAGGAAAAATAAATGAATAGTGAAATGTTAAAAGTATCAAGTAAATCAAACCCAAATTCAGTAGCGGGTGCAATAGCTGGAATAATAGCGGAAAAAGGAAAAGTAGAATTACAGGCAATAGGAGCAGGAGCAATAAATCAAGTAGTAAAAGCAATAGCGATAGCAAGAGGATTTGTAGCAGCATCAGGAGTAGATCTAGTATGTATTCCTGCATTTAGTACAGTAAATATAGAGGGAGAAGAAAGAACAGGAATGAAATTTATTGTAAGGGGGACAAATTAAAGATGGAAGAATTAAATGAATTAGAAAAAATAGGACTAGCTTTTATAAGTGGATTTGTAGCAGGTAATGCATTAAAGCAAGCAGATCAAGAAGTAGATGCAGAGGATAATAATAAAGAAACAAAAGATAAAGTTATGATAGGAAAAATTGAGGGCAAAGATGCTGAAGAATTTATAAAAATGATTAAGAAAATGGGGGTTGAGTAATTATGAGTAAAGAAAAAGAATTAGTAAAAACAGAAAATAGTGAGTTAAGAAAGTTTGATGCTTTCAAAAGCGTTGGGGACTTTGCACAAGTATATAGGATGTCAGAGGCACTAGCAAAAAGTACAATTATTCCAAAAGATTATTACAATAACCCAGCCAATATTGTTATAGCAATAGATGTGGCTAATAGACTAAATGCTAACCCTTTAATGGTTATGCAAAACCTATACATAGTAAATGGTAGGCCAGCTTGGAGTAGTCAGTTTTTAAGTGCAACAATAAATGCAAGTAAAAAATTCAAAACAAATATACAATATGAAATGATAAACGAAGGAAAACCTGATATGAAATGCAGGGCATATGTTTTAGACAACGATGGAAATAGACTAGATGGACCATGGATCACAATGGAAATGGCCGAGAAGGAAGGCTGGATAAATAAGTCAGGAAGTAAGTGGAAAACAATGCCTGAAGTAATGATAAGATATAGAGCTGTAAGTTTCTTTGCAAGATTACATTGTAGTGATTTAACTATGGGATTTTATACTGCAGAAGAGGCAATAGAATTAAATCCAGAAGATTATATAATCGTAAGCCAGGAAGAAGCGGTTAGAAAAGAAGTGGAAGAAAATGCGAATAAAGAAGAAATTGATATAGAAGAATCACCAGCAGAAGAAAACGAGGAAATAGTTGAAAATGAAAATGAAAAAGATGATGCTGCATCAGTAAATGAAAAAGATCCAAAAGAAGAAAAGCCAGCGTTTTAATGAAACTAAAAGTATTGGGTAGCAGTTCATCAGGTAACTGCTACCTGATAGAAGCCTCACAAGCAGATAAATTGATATTAGATGCAGGTATCAATTTTAAGGAGGTACAAAAGCAATTAGCTTATAACTTTAGAGGGATAAAAGGTGTGTTGGTTACACATGAACATATGGACCATTTAAAATATGCTCCTGATTTTGCTAGAAATGGAATAGACATATATGCATCAGCGGGGACTTTCCAAAGACTAAAGTTAACGGGCCATAGATTTAAGATAATAAAAGCATTAAAGCAATTTGAAATAGGGAATTTTATAATATTACCATTTGACACACAACATGACGCAGTAGAGCCGCTAGGATTTCTAATACAGTATAAGCCAACTGGAGAAAAATTGCTTTATGCTACAGATACATACTATATAAAATACAAATTTAGTAAATTAAATTATTTACTTTTAGAGTGCAACTATAATAAAGAAATTGCAAAAGAAAATGTGGAAAATGGAGTAATAAATAAAACTAGATATAGCAGGTTATTAGAGAGCCATTTTAGTTTGGAAAATGTACTGAAGTTTTTACAAGCTAACGATCTAAAATGCACAAAAAACATTATACTTTGCCATCTCTCAAATGATAATTCAAATCAGCAAATTATGCAAAGCAAGGTATATGAGCAGACAGGAATACAAACTACTATTGCACAACCAGGACTAAATATTGAACTAAAGTTATATCCATTTTGATGAGGTGGTTATATGAATAGTATAAAGGCAATAAGTCAATTAGAGAATCTAAAACAAGATAGATTAAGTTTCATTCATAATAATAAGCTAGATGAGGTTTATTTGGAAGATATAAAGGCTATAAGTCTAGCGATAAAGGCATTAAAAAAATGCCCGGATATACAAGATAATTCTTTTAAGTGCAGAATGTGCGGTAAAGAATTGAAAACATGGAAAAGTATTCAAAGGGGATTTGGTCCAGTTTGCGAAGGTAGATACTTAAATGATGTATATAAAAATCAGCAAATTACAATGGATACTATTCTAAAAGATAAAGGAAAGGAGAGGTAATAATATATGGCCATAAAAAAAGATGTTTACTATTTTAGTCATGATGCAAATGCATTATCGGATCCAAAAATATTGGCAATGAGATGTGATTATCGGATTTGAATCTTATGGCTTATACTGGGCCATTATTGAAATGCTGCGAAATGAAGCAACATACAAATTACCTCTTAATAAAAATACATACAGAGCAATAAAAATGCAGACAGGAACAAGTATAGATGTAGAAAAATATCTGTTAGATTGTATAAATGAATATACAGATAGCGAAAGTGGTAATGGGCTATTCAATGCAGATAATAAGTCCTTTTGGTCAGCAAGTTTATTACGAAGAATGGAAAAATACGAAAATCTAAAAGAAAAAAGAAGCCAAGCAGCAAATGCAAGGTGGAATAAAGAAAAGCAAAAGGAAAAAGATACAAAAGGAAATGCAAAACAATGCAAAAGCATAAAAAAAATATGCAAGTGTAATGCAAGTGCATATAAAAAGAAATACAAAAGCAATACAAAATTAAAAAATGTATATGCAAAATTATGCAAATTAAATGAAATAAAATCAAATCAAAAGAAATTAAATAAAATTAAATTAAACGAGATTAAATCTATCTATCCATCTAATCACAGCACAGGAAATAATAGCAGTAGCTTTTTAGAAGGAATGATGGATGAGATAGATAAGACTGTATTCGACAATATTGTTACTCAGTCAAAGGTAGGATTATACAGCCATAATGGTAGTTTAGGTGATGAAATTATTGAAATAATGAAAGAAATATATATGAATCCAGTAACAAGAAAAAAAATAATGAACATTACTATATCACATATAGACTATGCGTTAAGGAATTTTGCAGTTGCTAATACAAAACAAAAAATACAAAAACCAAAAGCGTACTTTAAGCAATGTCTACTTTCTGCATTAGAACAAACAGAATTAAGTAAGCAGCTTGATACAGATACAATTTATGAAATGGGGGATTATTAGAAATGGCATTTATTGAAGAAAAGGATCTAATTTCTAGGGGACTAAAAATTTGTGAAAACTGCGAGTGGTGTGTGCCAACTCTAAATTGTGAATTTCCACATTGTTTATTAAAAAGTAAGCCAGTAGGTTTATTCGAAACTTGCGAACACTATAAATTGAGAACGGGAAATCATATAAGTATGTAGAAAGGAGAGGGTATTATGGCTCTAAAAAACTATACAACTACTATAAATGCTAATAAAACTATTGGAGAAATACAAGAAATACTAAGTGAACATGGTGCTACTGCAGTTATGACAGAGTATAGCAATGGAAATGTTGTGGCATTAAGTTTTAAGGTAAATACTCCAAAAGGAGAAATAGGAATTAGGCTTCCAGCAAATATTGAACAAGTGCAAATGGTACTAAAAATGCAAAAAAGAAAAAATGGTCAAATCAAGGATACTACGGAACAGGCAACTAAGGTCGCTTGGCGAATAATCAAAGATTGGATAGATGCCCAAATGGCTATATTAGAAACTGAAATGGTAAAGATGGAAGAAATCTTTTTGCCATACATATTAAATAAAAATGGGCAGACGGTTTACCAAATGTTTGAAGAAAAAGCACTATTGTTAGAATAGGGGGAAGTAAAATGATATTTTATATAATAATTTTTATACTAGGATTTGTGGTAGGTTGTATAGCATACTCGGATGCAATATCGGTAGAAATAAGAAAATGTAAAACAACACAGGAGCTTATAGACCTACTTGTAAAGCTAAAACTAATTAAAAGTAGACATAAAACAAAACAATAACTTATGTTCGTACCGATAATTTTTGGAAACAAACACGAATATAAGAGATATACAATGGAGAAAGGTTGATATGTATGCAAATTGATAATATCGAAGAATCAAAAATTTTATTATTAGAAATAGAGCAGCTATTTACAGATTTAGATGATATAAAGAAAGAATTAGAAAATAAAATAGACTTAAAAGGTGCGGAACAAGAAGATTATTTACACGAGCTTGAATTGGGAAATTTAAGCGGTCTTGAAATATTAAAGGTATCTAAAGAACTGATTAGAACTAGAAAAGAAAGGCGAGTATTAAAGGATAAACTAGAAGTTATAAATACATTAAAAGGGTACACAGATAAATACATAACAAAAGGAATTATAGCCGATACAAGACAAGCTATAAATAATATAGATACATTAATAAGTAACCAGCAAACAAGGAAATATACACCAAGGGTTGTAAAGGATCTAAAATGTGCAAAGGGCAAGAAGGAGTAAGTTAGTATGAATATAGAAAAAGCGTTATTAATAACAAAAGACAGAATTGAAAATATGAAAATGTTTACACCAAGCAATGCAAGTGAAGTTCGTATTGCAGCCGAAACATTGGAATACCTAGAATTTATTGAAAAATTATTAGAAAAGGAAATAAAAAAAGGTGAGTAGTCAAGAACATTGGAGCCTAGATCAATACAAAGAATATCAGAAAAAAGGGAACAAAAAAAGCAAATATGGAGCAATAAAAACTTCTGTAGATGGACAAACATTTGATAGCAAAAAAGAAGCGGACTATTATTGCAATTTGAAGTTGAGGCTGCAAGCAGGAGAAATAAAAGGTTTTTGTTTGCAGCCTGTGTTTATACTAGCACCAGGATTAAAATATAAAGCGGATTTTATAGTATTTCATAATGATGGAACATCAGAGATTATTGATACTAAAGGATTTAAAACAAAAGAGTATATTGCTAAAAAGAAAGTATTTGAAGATAAGTATAACCTACAAATAAAGGAGGAATAGGATTATGAATCCAGTAAATTTTGAAGATATGAATTGCGTATTTAAAGCGGAAGGATGTGGAGATTTACCAGCACTTAAAACAGACAAGCATATAGTTTCTTGCTGGGAAATGACAGAAAAGGAAAAAGAAGAATTTATGAAAACTGGAAAGATTTATTTGTCTATAATGGGAAATATACAACCACCGGTAGCACTATATGTAGATAGACCATACATAAGACAATGAAAGGAGAAGTATAAAATGGGAACTAAAAACAAACTAGTTGATTTAAATAACCATTTGTTCGAAGAATTGGAACGACTAAATGATGAGAGTCTAAAAGGTGAAGCATTACAAGAAGAAAGAGAAAGAGCCAAATCAATGGCAAGCATAGCACAAACCATTATAAACAATGGGGAATTAGCACTAAAAGCTGTAAAACACTATGATGAATATGGAAAGGAAAAAATACCAGATATATTACAAATAGGAGAGGGAAAGAATGAGTCATAAATATTCCAAAACAGAGGATCAGTTTTTGATTGATAATGTAAAAGGAATTACATTAAAAGAATTAACAAATAGATTTAATAAAAAATTTAATGTAAATCTGACAGAATCATCCATCTCAAATAGAAAAGTAAAATTAGGTATAAAAAGTGGAATAGTTGGAGGACAGTTTGTAAAAGGACAAACGTCCTTCAATAAAGGCAAAAAATGGAGTGAATATATGTCTGAAGAAGGACAAAAAAATTCAAGGAAAACAACGTTCAAAAAGGGAAATATTCCAGCAAATCGCAGACCAATAGGTAGTGAAAGAATCGATAAGAGGGATGGAATATTAATAAAATTTAGAGATGGATATAAAACAAGGAATTGGATGCCTAAAAGTAGATATGTTTATGAACAAGCATATGGAACAATACCTAAAGGGCACAAAGTAATATTTGCAGATGGTAACAATAGAAACTTTGATTTAGATAATTTAGTATTAGTTTCTAATGCTGAAGAACTAATAATGAATAAAAGAAAATTAATGAAAGAAGATGCGAGTCTAACAAAAACTGGAGCGTTAATTGCAAAAGTATTAAACAAAGCAAAAACGAGGTAGAAAATGAAAAAAGATATTGATTATGAACAACTTTACTATGATGCAATTTTTGAAAATAGAAAATTAAAACAAAAAATAGAACAATTAGAAAATGAAATCCAGGATTTGAATATATGCAGAACAAAAAGAAATGTTGATTTACAAAAATATATAATGCTGCAGATAGAAAGGAGAAAAAATGGCAAAACCAGTACAAAGAAAAAGATATAAATATCAAGGTGCAATAAATAATTGTGAGCAATGTAATGAGTGCGAATATATAGGCGAGGGAGACTTCGCCTGTATGAAATATAACTATCCAGTATTAGTAAAAACAGACTGGACACCTACAGATTATTACAATAGTTGTAAGAAATGTAGAGAATACATACCAAATAAGAAAGGGTGATAAACAAATGAAAACTAAATATTACGATAAGGAAATACATGCAAGAAATGAAAGTATAAAGGGTATTTTAGTAGTAATAATATCGTTTATATTAGGATTTGCGGCGGGTTGTATAGCAATAAACCAGGAGTTAGAAAACAAAATAAAGGTCCAGGAGTCAATAATAAGCAATCAGTATATAGAATTAGATTCATTAAGAGAAACAATACATATGTATGAATTATATGGAAGGTAGGTGCTGCAAATGTTTAAGTTTTTATTAGGTATATTTATAGGAGCAATAATAGGCATCGGGCTTATGTGCATTTTACAAGTGGCAAGGGAGGATGAAGAGTGAAAATAAATACTGAAAATAAATGGATTGAAAAGCCATCTCCTAAAGCATTGAAACAAGGAAGCGGATGGTTTGCACAAATGGATAAATGTTACATATATAACGGAGAATATGCAGCAATGACAAGAGAAATTGAAACTGAATGGGGAAAAGTAATACATTGTTGTTTTAGAAATCTAAATGGAACTGATATAACATGGGCAAAAAAGCAATGGCTAAAAAATACTCTATTTGGAGAGGATAGAACAGCAGTTGAGGTATTTCCAAGTAGTGAAAGACTAATTGATGCAGCTAATATGTATCATTTATGGGTATTTGAAAAAGGATTTGAATTACCATTTGGAATACATGATAAAGATAAATCAGAAAGAAAGGAGGGCTAATATGCCAACAGATAATATAAAAGAAATAATGGATGGAGATTTTTTTATACAAGATCAGGAAGGCAATGTAAAAAAAGTTGCGGAAATAACACAATTTGAAAATGGATTTGCAGAAAAAGATGATGCCGCAGATGCAATGAGATATTACGCAGAATCAATGCAAAGTGGAGCTACATTTACAATGGACAAGGCATCAGCCAGAAAGTTACACAAAATGGTAGGATTAGAAACAATTACAAGAAAGAGATTTAAAAAATTGTTAATGGGTTGCGGATTGCAAAGAAATGATGCAGAAATAATTGCAGAGGCTTTCCATAATAGCAAAATAAGATATACACCTTTAGCAGTACAAAATATTATTGAAACAATTATTAAAGAAGCGGAAAAAGAAGGAGAAATGTAATTATGAAATGTCCTGAAATGTACAAAGTGATACAACAAAATATTAGAAGGCCAATAGTTAATATAGACAATATGGTAACGGGAGAATACCAGGTATTAATCGAGACACAACAGTTTAGTGAATGTTACAAAGAACAATGTGCAGCTTGGGACAGCGAAAAGAATATGTGTAGGAAGGTAGGTGGAGAATAGAAATATGAAAACAGAAAGGACTAAAAAGCTAGAAAGACTTTTGATGTCAAAGTTCGATAGTCGCAACGACTTTTATGTGTTTGAGTGTACTATTGGTTGGTATGGTGGAGAAATAGTAGACTGTATTAAATATAATTGCCAGAGGGAAATAACTTGTTACGAAATAAAACAATCTAAACAAGACTTTCACAGCAAAAATCATCTAACATTTATAGGCCATAAAAATTATTTTGTTATGCCTTATGAATTATATGAACAAGTAAAAAATGAGATACCAGTTGGAATTGGTGTGTATGTGGCAATAGATAGGTTAAAAGAAAGAGAAAAAACTGAAATAATAAATGAACATGGAGCCAAGAAAACAAGCTATTATATGGAGCCAATAGATGGACTCAAAGAATTGTACTGTATAAGGCCGGCTAGAAGTAGAGATTTAAGGGCGGACAAGGAAGTTATATTATCATCTATGTTAAGGAGTATGCAAAGAGATAGAGTGTATGCTTTACCAAAGGAGGAATAGCAAATGTTAGTGTTACCTATAAAGAAACAATGGTTTGATATGATTGTAAGTGGTGAGAAGAAAGAAGAATATAGGGAAATAAAACCATATTATGACAAAAGACTAGGATATTTAACAGAAGGAACAGGAAAAGTAACAACAATAATATTAAGAAACGGTTATAGTCATAATTCGCCAACTGTTAAATGTAAATGTACTGTAGAAATTGGAGAAGGTAAGAAAGAATGGGGAGCGGATCCAGATATTAACTATTACATAATTAAAATTATAGAAATATTAGAGGTAAAAAAATATGTGTGAATATTGTGAAAAAATAATAAATAATAAAAAAATATTAGACATAGATAACGAAAAAGAAACACATATGGAAATTATTAATCAAAAGAAATCTTGGGGATATATGTTATATGTTGAAATAGAAGGACAGGACAATGATGGATATAAACCAAGTCAATTTTTTCAAGTAAATTATTGTCCAATGTGCGGAAGATCCTTAAGAAAGTAAAAGGTAGTTAGATAAAAATGAATACAAGAAGGAGGTGGTAATAATGCCTAAGAAGAAAACTAGCGGGACAAAACAAAGTGAAATTCCTAAAAAAGTTGACAATGAAGTGGAGCCAAAAATGAAACCAGTAGCAATAAAATGGCACGAATTAGAGCAGTATGTAGGACAACCGATATGGGACACCAGGGAAAAGAAATGGCGTGTTTTGGATGGATACAGAAGGACAGGAAATACATATTCAATTACATTCTCAGATATTGCAGACTGGTGCAGCTTTTTAGATCGTGAATTATATTTAGAGGAGGTAAAAGAATGAAATACATATTTTTAGATGTAGATGGAGTTCTAAATAATAAGAAGCACTATTCAAAGCAACATAAAAGGTATGGAGGAAGGTTTTTTTGCGAGGATATGCCATTTAACCCTAAATCACTAGTTAACCTAAAAAAGATAATAAAAAAGACAGGAGCAAAAGTAGTATTATCATCTTCATGGAGAAGAACTACTAATGGAATGATTGTATTGAAGGCAAGGCTTATGGAATATGGTATTAAGATTCATTCTACAACACCACATATTGATGGTTATAGAGGAAAAGAAATAAAAAAATGGTGCGAAGATAATATAAAAGCTGAAGATAGAATTCTAATTATTGATGATGAAATGTACGACATTGAGGAGTTTTTCAAAACAAACGAAATTGTAAAGGTAAATTATAATAATGGACTAAACAGTATAAAAAAATATGAATCTATAAAAAAATTGAATAGAAAGGAGAAAAAAGTATGGATGAAAAAGTAGACCTAATAGCAGGTAGACTAAATAACAGAAACGGAGAAACACTATACTGGAAGCTAGAGAAAATGGTACCTTGTAAACTGGGAGATTTTGCAATAGTGGAAAATGCAAACGGATATGATCTAGTAGAAATATGTGGATTTATTACTACAACAAAAACAAAGGCAAGTTATTTTTCAAAAACAAAATACGAAAATATGAAAAGTGTAATAATGATAATTGAAAAAGAGCAGCTAATATGCAAGAAAGAGGAAAATTGAACAGCTTTGAACAGTAATGAACAGTTATAAATTGTAGGAGGTATTATGCAGGTAAAATTAAATGGAAAAATAGAAGATATAAGTGCAATGTTAGTAGGTGCAGAAAGGTACGCACTAGGAAGAAGAACATATATAGTCCAATGGACCTGCGAGTTTATAAAAAATAATCTGCATCTAATAACTAATAAGGACACGCAAGTAATGATTAGAGATATAGAAAGCCCAATTAGTTATGGAGATGAGTGCGATAAAGAATGCTGGTTGCAGCTATTAGAAATATTAAAAAAGGAGGAAAAAGAAAATGAAAGTAATGGTAAGTCAGCCAATGAAAGGCAGAACAGAGGAGCAAATAAAAGAGGAAAGAAAAAGAATAGTAGATAATTTTGAAAAAATGCACATAGAAGTAATTGATACAATGTTTACCGAAGAAGCACCAGAAAATTGTAATGCAGCGGTTTATTATCTAGGAAAATCAATAAGTGCAATGAAAGATATAGATGCATTATATATGTGCGATGGTTGGAGAGAAACTAGAGGTTGTATTATAGAACATGAAGTAGCAATGAAATATGGAATAAAAATATTATATAGCGATTTTTTTGGAAATAAACCTCAAATAGGTGTAAGAAATATGGAGGTACAATAAATGAAAATATTTTTTGATACAGAGTTTACAGGGCTTCACAAAGACACAACAATAGTTAGTATTGGTATGATAACGGAAGATGGAAAGCAATTCTATGCTGAATTTACAGACTATGATTCTAAACAATGCAATGATTGGATACAAGCAAATGTACTAGAACATACACTACAAAGAAATTGGAAAAAAAGAGAATCAGTATATGTAGAAAATTATCATTTGGGAACAAAAGTAGATATAGGAAAGACATTAGAAAACTGGCTTGCACAATTTGATCAAGTAGAGTTTATATCAGATGTATGCCATTATGATATGGTGTTACTTATTGATTTATTTGGAACTGCATTTGAATTACCAGGACAATGCTCTCCAAGTTGCTATGATATAAACCAGGATATAGCAAAGCACTATGGAATATCGCAAAAAGAAGCGTTTAACAAGTCAAGAGAAGAAATATTAGAGGAAAATAAAATAGAAATCGAAGGAGATAAGCATAATTCACTATATGATGCTAAAGTAATAAAAGAATTGTATTACATATTAAATAAAAAATAATTAAAAAAATAGGATATTGTATTATAAAGTAATGGTCACAAAATTGTAATAAACTAAAGTATAAAGCATGCAATCCGGAAAGAGGGTTTTGTATGGAAAGGATGGAAATATCTGAAAAAGATAGTAAAATGTTGGATATTATTGAACAACTTGTTGCTGCAGGAGTAGCAAGAGGTATTAAACAAGGGTTGGAACAGGCGAGAAATGAAAAGAAATTAAAAGAGAAAATTACATATGATACTAAATTAAAAAACACAAGATTATTATTAAAGAATTATAGAAAGTTTATAAGTGCTTGTAAGCAAGCAACATTTACAGAAAAAGAACTAGAAAGTGCAACAGTAGAGGAGATATTAGATAAGTTATATTGCTCTACTTATGATGAAGTTACGGTTGTGCAGTCAATATTAGCATCTAAAAAGAGAACAGAAATAATATTAGAGCATATAAAAAATATTGTAAATTTTTATATTTTTGAAGCGGACAGTAGTAAAAATGACGAGAAACGCAGGAGAGCACATATACTTGAGGACTTATATGTAAAAGGAAAAAAACAACCTGCCATGTCAGCTTTGGCAGAAAAATATAATATAAGTGAAAGACAAGTACATCGTGACAGAAATATTGCAGTAGAAGAAATTGCAGTTTTTATGTTTGGTATAGATGGAATACGAAAGATGGAATAAAATTTGTCAGAAACATGTCATTGACATGTCATTATCAATATTTTATAATGGTAATATCCAAAATTATAAATAACAAAATATTGATCCCCTAAAAGGCCTTTGCAGGTCTTTTTTATTTTGAGAAAGGAGTTTGATGAAACAATTTAAGAGCTTTTATAAGGAAGTAGGCGGAAATGAAGGCGGCAAGTGTAATTATCCTATAAGACTAGATACTTATCGGGTGCCGGTTGCAGCCATGACTGTAAATATTGCTATGCTAAATCCCTATTGAGCTTTAGAGGTTTATGGAATCCAGAAAACCCAAGTGTGGCCAATATTGAAAAACTAAAAAGGAAGATTAACAAATTACCTAAAGGAACAATAGTAAGGCTGGGCCGGGATGACTGATTGCTTCCAACCTGTAGAATTAACCAATAGAATTACTTATAAAATTATTAAATACCTGAATAAAAGAAGAATAGGGTATTTGATAGTTACAAAGTCAGCTATTGTTGCAAATGATGAGTATTTAGAAATTTATGATAAAGAACTGGCACATTTTCAAGTAACAGTTACTACTACAAATGATAGTAAGTCGCTTGAATATGAAAAAGCAACAGTTCCAAGTAAAAGAATAGAGGCAATAGAAAAACTCTATAAAAATGGATTTGATGTACAAGTTAGACTAAGTCCTTTTATTTATGAATACATAGATTTTGAAATACTAAACAATATAAAGTGCAATAAAATATTAGTTGAATTTTTACGAGTGAATCATTGGATTAAGCAATGGTTTGATATAGATTATTCAAACTATACTGTAAAACATGCAGGGTATGAGCATTTACCTTTAAGCATTAAAAAGCAATATCTACAAAAGATTACAGGCTTTGAGCAAATAAGCGTATGTGAAGATGTAGATGAACATTTTGAATACTGGAAAAGCAACATAAATCATAATAAAAAAGATTGTTGCAATTTAGGAGGGTTAATATGAAAATTGAAAAAGTAAACATTGATAGCGTTAAGGTTTATCCTAATAATGCTAAAATTCACACAGCAGAACAAATCGAAGAAATAAAAAAATCGATGCAGGAATTTGGAAACAATGATCCAATTTCTATTGATGAAAATGGATTTATTATCGAAGGTGAGGGCCGTTATTTAGCACAAAAAGATATGGGACTTAAAGAGATAGAAGTTATAAGGTTAACACATTTATCTGAAGAACAAAAAGTTGCCTATATGCTTGTGCATAATAAGTTAACTATGAATACGGGCTTTGATATTGATTTACTGGAGGAGGAATTAGCAAAAATATCTAGTATTGATATGAAAGACTTTGAATTCGATATAAAGGAACTAGAAGAGGAATTAGACAATAGAGAAAAGGAAGCAAACGCCGCTGCAGACAGTAGCTTTAATTATAAGGAGCAATATGGAGTAATAGTTATATGCAAGGATGAAGCAGACCAGGAGAAAGTATATAACGAATTACTAGAAAAAGGCTATGAATGTAAGGTGGTGACAACCTAATGGGAAAGACAACTAAAATAGAAATACACAATAGAGTTCAAGATTTCAATAGTTATAGAGCGGCAAGAGTAAAGTCATTATTTAATGCAGAAAGTGGCTGCAATTTTGATTTGGAAGCAGAGATAGATTTATCAGGAGAATGGCAAATTGGAGTTGTAGTTGGACCAAGTGGAAGCGGAAAGTCTAGCATAGGAAAAGTTATATTTGGTGAGAATCTTATTCACGATTATACAAAAGGCTGGGCTCCAGATAAACCGATAATAGATGAAATTGCACCAAATGGAGATTTTAACGAAGTAACAGGAGCTCTTGCAAATGTTGGATTAGGAGATGTACCAGCGTGGCTACGACCATTTAGGGTACTATCTAATGGAGAACAGTTTAGAGCAGGACTTGCAAGACTAATTTGTGAAAAACCGGAAAAGGTTGTAGTAGATGAGTTTACATCTGTAATAGATAGACAAATAGCAAGAATTGGATCACAAGCATTTCAAAAGGCTTGGCGAAGAACAAATCCAAATGGAAAGGTGGTGTTATTAACCCCACACTATGATATTTTAGACTGGGTTAAGCCCGACTGGGTATTTGATACAAAAACAAAAATATTCGAGCGTGGGTTGGCCAGGCAAAGACCAAAAATTGACCTACAAGTATTCAAGGTCGACCAAAGTTACTGGAAATATTTTAAACCACATTATTATTTAGATTTACCAATGCCGCCTTGTGCGGAGTATTTCATTGGAGTAGTAGATGGAGAACTAGCTTGTCATGTAGCGGTTGCTCCTTTTTTTACTTCCAAAGGATATAGGGCCACAAGGCTAGTTACAATGCCAGAGTGGCAGGGTGCAGGCGTAGGAGTAAGATTTTTAGAATGGATTGCTCAGTACCATTTAGAAGGTAATGGAAGATGTAATAAAAAATATCCTACATACTTTCATACATCCCATCCACAATTATGTATGGCATTAAGAAAAAGTAAAAAATGGGTACAAACAAGTGCAAACCTATATGGCGGAAACAAATCTAAAAGTGCAAAATCTATAACAAAATCTAGAATAAAGCATAATGGAGAAATGACAGGATGTGGATCCGGATATGGCGGACATTTTAGAGCAGTTCAAGGTTTCAAATATATAGGAGGATAATGTGATATGAATATTTTTATATGCGGACAAAAGAGTTTTGGAAAAGAAGTATTAAAGGCTTTATACGAAAGAGGTCATAATATAGTTGGAGTTGCTCCACCACCACAGGAGAAATATTATGATAAAATGCAAGGGTATGCTATCAAGTTGGGAATTCCAGTTATTAGCGATTGTGATAAGTTAGTTTCACGAGATATACCAGAAAATACAGATTTAGTAGTTGCTGCACATTCGCATTGGTATATTTCTACCAAAATAAGAGAAAAGGCTAAATATGGAGCAATAGGTTTTCATCCCTCATTACTGCCAAGACATCGTGGACAAGATGCTGTAAGATGGACAGTAGCAATGGGAGAAACTATAACTGGTGCAACAGTTTTTTGGCTGGATGACTCAGTAGATGGAGGAGAAATATTTTTACAAAGAGCAATTCATGTAAATAAAAAGTGGGACTATCACGATTTATGGAAGCAAATATTTCCTATTGGTGTAGAAATGATATGCGAAGCAGTAGAAAACATAGAAAAAGGCAATATTATAAAAATACCGCAAGACAATCAATTCGCAACATGGGAGCCTTCTTTTACCAATACAAGATTAAAAAGAAATGAATTATTGCAAATTGGTAATGGATTAAATGTATGAAAGCAGGTGGTGATATGGTGTGATAGATAAAAGTAAGATTCCTAAAATAAAAAAGGATTATATGGATCGGGGCTACATATAAAGCAATAATGAAAAAATATACTATCACACAAAGCGAACTGGTATATTTAATTCAAAAGAGCAAATGGAAGAGAAAAAGTAACAGGAGTAAAGTACAAAAAGGAAATAAGAACGCAGTAGGAAACAAAGGTGGCCCTGGAGCAGAACAAGAAAACAAAAATGCATTAAAAACCCGGAGAATTTGAAAATGTATTCTCTGGGATTTTTTCTGAGGATGAGCTAAAAGTTTATAGCGAAGCTGAAGAAGATAAGAAAAAATTATTACTAGAAGAAATAGCAATAGCAAGAATTCGAGAAAGAAGAATGCTAGAAAGAATAAAAAAATTAAATGATGGAAAAGACATGACCATAAATACAATGTCAAAAATAAATTATCAAAATGTAGGATATAACAAAGAAAATTCTGCAACAACAACAACGCAAGCTGAAAACACAATAGTTGCTATTCAAAGAATAGAAGAAGCACTCACTAGAGTACAGGAACACAAAAGAAGATGTATAGAGTCATTACACAAAATGGATATTGATGACAATAGGTTAGAATTAGAACTTATGAAAATGGAAATAGAGGCGGCAAAAGAATCCGGAGAATATGAAAACCAGGATAATGGAGAAGCATTGATAGAAGCTCTAAATCTAAAAGCAAAGGAAGTGTGGGCAGATGATAATACCGAATAAAAGCAACCTTCCTATAAAGGAGAGAATTTCTAACCTAAAAAAGAAAATAATGTCAAATGCTGTTGAGCTAAGAAAAAGAATAAGAAATGGAACAGTATTTCAATTCAAGCCATTTAGTGTAAAGCAAACGAAAGTATTGACATGGTGGACTGATGAAAGTCCAATGAAAAATTATAATGGAATAATTGCTGATGGAGCTATTAGAGCAGGAAAAACCTTATGTATGTCATTATCATTTGTAATATGGGCAATGGCCAAATTTAATGGCCAGAATTTCATTATGGCAGGTAAAACAGTAGGAGCATTTAGAAGAAATGTTTTATTTTGGCTAAAGCTAATGCTAAAAGCACAAGGATATAAAGTAAGAGATAGAAGGTCCGACAATTATGTAGAAATATCAAAAGGCGACAAAATGAATTACTTTTATATTTTTGGTGGTAAAGATGAACGAAGCCAAGATCTAGTACAAGGTATTACTGCTGCTGGTGTATTCCTGGATGAAGTTGCACTTATGCCAGAGTCATTTGTTAATCAAGCATTGGCTCGTTGTAGTGTTGAAGGCTCTAAATATTGGTTTAACTGTAACCCTGAAGGACCAAATCACTGGTTTAAGGTGGAATGGATTGATAAGGCAGCAGAAAAGAAAATATTATATCTTCATTTTACAATGGAGGACAACTTAAGTTTATCCGAAGAAGTAAAAGCAAGGTATCGCAGTATGTTTGTAGGAATATTTTATCAGCGTTTTATATTAGGATTATGGGTACTTGCTGAAGGTATTATATATCCTAATTTTAAGAAAGAAAGACATACTATAAAATACGGTGATCTACCGTCAAGTTTTGATTATTATTATGTACCAAGTGACTATGGTATCACTAATCCACAAGTATTTTTGCTTTGTGGAATAAAGTACATAAAAGAAAAACCACATGTTTATATACTGAAAGAGTATTACAACAAAGGTACAGATGAAAAAATAAAAACAGATACATTATTTTTACAAGACTATTTGAAATTTATAGGAGATTTGAAAATAAGAAAAACAATTATAGATCCAAGTGCTACATCTCTTATAAACTTATTTAAGCAAAATAATATTGAAGTAAAAGAAGCAGACAATGCAGTTATAGATGGTATCAATTTGGTACTATCTTTTTTAGAGGAAGAAAGAATACATATCGTAGCTGAGAATTGCCCTAATCTTTTAAGGGAATTTGCAAGTTACATTTGGGATAGCAAAGCACAAGAAAGAGGCGAGGACAAACCAGTTAAGGAAAATGACCACGCATTAGATGCATTAAGATACTTGCTACAAACATTATTCCCAATTAAGAGAAAAGGTGCATATTTTTATGCAAATAAAGGAGTGAGATAACAAAATGATATCAGAAATGGAAAAAGTTGATTTTATCCTAAAGGAAGGATTAAAAAAAGGAATGGTGCTTTCTAAATTTGTAAAAACACAAATAGATGAATTTAAGCACTCAGATGAATATGAGCATATGCAAATAGGCTCTAGATATTATAAAAACAATGGAGATATTAAGGACAAAGAAAGAACATACATAGATGAAAATGGGCAAGAACAAGTATCTCCACACGCACAAAATTTTAAGCTACATCATTCTATTTTGTATAAAATGATAAATCAAAAAGCTGGATATTTATTAAGGAAAAAACCTACAGTAAAACAGGTTATAGAAAAAAATGAAAAAGAAGATCCTGAATATAAAGAAATATTAAAAGGAATATTTAACAATAAAATGCACAAAAGATTAAAATATACCTTGATAGAAGCAGTTAAAAGGGGTATAGCGTGGTGGCAACTATACATTGATGAAAAAGGGGACTTTAAGGTAAGATTAAGGTATGCTACTAGAATAGTACCAATATGGGAAGATGAAGAACACGAAGTTCTTGCAGCTGTTATAATGTTTTATGATGTAGAAGTATATACAACTGAAGAACAAAAGGAAAAGAGAACAAAAGTTGAATATTGGGACTTAGAAGGTGTACGATATTATATTTATGATGGAGAAAACCTAATAGAAGATGTAGAAGAAGTTGAAAAAAGAAAAGATCTATATATAAAAAAGGATAGCGAACAGATTAGTATATTAGGCCATTTTGCAGTTGATGGAAAACCGCAACTATGGGATAAGATGCCATTTATTTATTGGAAATATAATGGGGAAGAATTGCCTTTAATATATTTCTTAAAAACTCTAATAGATGCGTACGATTACTTGTGTAGTAGAACAGCAGATGCTATATATGAAACACCGGATGGTGTAAATGTTGTTAAAAATTATGGGGAAGATCCAGAGACTTTTCAAAAGAATTTACAAACATTCAATACAGTATTTTTAGAATCTGATGGAGAATATGACAGAAAAAGTATAAAAATAGAAATAGAAGCATTTAAGGTATTTATAGAACAATTACGAAAAGATATTTATGAATGTGGATTTTGTGTTGATACACAAAGCGAAAAGTTTGGAACACAAGAATCAGGTGTAGCAATAAAACAATTATATGCTGACTTGGATTTAGACTGCAGCAATATCGAAACAGAATTTAAAAGTAGCTTAGAATATTTTATGTATTTTGCTAATAGCTGGGCACAGGGAACAACAGGAAAAGACTATATGGAGAATGAAGTTGAATTAGTATTAAATAAAACTATGACAGTAAACGAAAAGGAACTAATTGAAAATTGTAAAAACTCTGTTGGAATAATAAGTAATGCGACAACAAGGGCTCATCATCCATGGGTTACTGATGAAGAAGATGAAAAAGAAAAAATGGACACAGAAGCGGAGGAAGAACAAAAGAAGTTAGATCAAGAATTAAATAATCAACTAAAGCAACTAAAACAAGAAGGTGGCAACAAGACTAATAAAGAAAATGGTGATGCCTAATGGAAAAAGACTATTGGATTAAAAGATTTGAATATTTAGAAAAAATGCAAATGGTAAATGAATCTAAATATATGGAGGAACTAACAAAACAATATGTAGTAGCATTAGAAAAAATAAAAAAGGAAATACAACAATGGTTTATTAGATTCTCAGTAAATAATCAAATATCGCTTCAAGAGGCAAAAAGGTGGCTAGATAGTAGTGAATTAAATGAGCTAAAATGGGACATTAACGAATATATAAAATATGGAAAAGAAAATGGAATAGATCTAATATGGAGAAAAGAACTAGAAAATGCAAGTGCAAAAGTACATATTTCAAGACTAAATGGCCTAATGCTTCAAATTAAAGAGCAGGTAGAGAAATTATATACCCTTCAGGAAGATGATACCTCAAAATTTATTATAGATAGTTATAAGGATACTTATTATACAACTGCATATGAATTACAGAAAGGGTATAATGTAGGATTTAATATAAATGTTCTAGATGATATACTAATAAAAAAGCTAATAGCAAAACCATGGGCTGCTGATAATATGACATTTTCCGATAGAATATGGAAAAATAAAAAAGAACTAATCCATATACTAGAAAATGATTTAACACAGTCTATAATAAAAGGAGAATCACCTGATCAAGTTATAGAAAAGATTTCAAAGACATTTAAGACAAGCCGAAGCAAAGCAGGAAGATTAGTAATGACTGAATCAGCATTTTTTTCAAGTGCTGCAAGAAAAGACTGCTTTAATGATTTATGGGTACAGAAATATGAAATTGTTGCAACTTTAGATTCTCATACATCAGATATCTGCAGAGAACTAGATGGAAAAGTATTTGATATGAAAGATTACGAGCCGGGGGTAACTGCTCCACCATTTCATGTATGGTGTAGAAGTACAACAGCTCCATGGTTTGAAGATGAATTTGAATTTGGAGAAAGAGCTGCTCGTAATACAAATGGAAAAACATACTATATACCAGGAAATATTATATATGATGATTGGTATAAAAGGTTTGTTGCATAATAAATATGTGGTGGCGGAATAGACAAGTCAAGTTCCACTTGATTTGGTAAAACTAAACGGCAATAGCTTCTAGCGTTATAAATTGCTGAATGGTAATAGTAGACGCTCTTAAAACCAATCCCATTTGTGACATTATGGGGCTCATTCAAGGAAAGCTGTTATTGGTTAACTGAAGGCTTTTATGCAGGGTGCAAATCCCTGCCCACATTAATTAAATATGTTATTAAATTTAGGCATCTTAAGTGATGTCTATTTTTTATATTAAAAAATTGGTCAAGTGGTAGACCTATATTTTAATTGCCACTATAACGATGAAATACGGAAGATGGAAAACTGCCTAAAAAAGCCTAGTATGACAAAGTTATAAAATGAAAGGAGCAAATATGAAAACAGAAGATTTAAAGGCACAAGGCTTATCAGAGGAGCAAATAAATTTTGTAATGGGCGAAAATGGAAAAGACCTAAAGGCATTACAGGAGGAAAATGCAACTCTAAAAACAGAAAAAACACAATTAGAGAATGACAAGAAGGTCCTTGAAAAAGAAAAAGGAGAAAAGGAAAAAGCATTAAAAGATTTACAAAATGGCTCTATCACAAAAGAAGAACATGATAGGTTAGTGAAAGAAATAGAGCAAAATTCAAAGAAAGAACAAGAAGAATATATTTATAACAATTTATTGGAAAAAGCTCTAGATGATGCAAAAGTAAAAAAAGATGAAAAAACAAGAAAAGCATTTATTTCACTACTAGACAAAGAAAAAATTAAACTATCTGATGACAAAAAGTCTTTGATAGGAATTAAAGAGCAAACTGATGCTTATAAGAAAGAAATACCACATTTTTATGATACAAAGGCATCAGGATATTCTCCAGCTAATCCAGATGGTGACAAAGGAGATGGAGATGGAGAAATTAGTATGGCTTCTAACTTTGCAAAAGAAGCTAATAAAAATGAATCAGGCGAAAAGAAAAGCCTATTCTTTAATTAAATTTTAGGAGGTAAAAATTATGTATGTAGAAAGAGAAAAAGTACAAGAAGTTAATTTTTTAGCATCAGCTAAATTTTTGAATTATACTCATCAAATTAGTGATGAAGGAGTAACTGCAGATGCAAAAGGAAGAAAAATAGTCCCAGCAGGAACTGTTTATAGAAATGAAAATGGAGTAGCCATTGGTTTAGTATTTGCTGATGTAGATGTTACTCATGGACCACAACCAGGAGCAGTAATGTATCAAGGTGTAGTTTATGGATCAAGATTGCCAGCAGAAGTTACAGAAGCAGACAAAGCATCTATGAAAGGAATTCTTTTCAAAGATGATTATGAGAATCAAGATTTTAACTATGTTGCAACTACTGATACAAAATATCAAGCAGGAACAACATACTTTTCAAAAACAGGCGATAAATATAAGAAATTAGTAGCAGGAACTGATTACACAGTAGGATCTGATATTAGTGGAACTATATATGTTATTGCCTAATTAATATAAAAATGTAAATGAAGGAGGGCTATATTATGCCAAAAAGTGTATTAGAATTATTTAATCAAAAAGAAGTTTTAAATTATTTGAAAGATAGAAAATATCCTACAATGTTAGGAGAGGAATTATTCCCAGAGGTAAAAAGACAATCATTAGAATTTGATATGTTAACTAATGGAAGCAAAACGCCAGTTATTGCATCTGTACATGGATATGATACAGAGACAGAAATTGGGCAAAGAGAAGCTGAAAAGATGGCTATTGAATTAGCATTAATTAAAAGAAAAATGCAATTAAAAGAAAAAGAGATAATTGCTCTTGAATCTCCAAGAAATGAAGCAGAAAGAGCATACTTAATGAGAAATGTATATGCTGATATTGATGCTTTAGTAGAAAGTATTAAAGCAAGAATAGAGGCTATGAGAATGGAGATAGTTGCTACTGGTAAAATTACATTAAATGAAAATAACTTAGATGCAGTTATTGACTTTGGTGTACCAACTGAAAACAAAGCAACAAATGTTAATTGGTCATCTGAAAATAGTAATCCAATTAATGATATGATTACTTGGAAAAATCAATTAGACACAGCTCCATCAAGAGTATTAACATCTACAAAAATATTATCTAAAATTTTAGCAAATAAAAATGTTGTTAATGCGTTATTTGGAAAAGACTCTACAAGAATAGCATCAGTTGGTGAGTTAAACAATTACCTAGAACAACTAGGATTACCAAAAATTTATACATACGATGCAAAATATAGAAAATTAGGAGCAAATGGAAAATATACAAAACACAGATATTTCCCAGAAAATGCATTTGTAATGATGCCAGGAGAGCCTCTAGGAGAAACAATTTATGGACCAACTGCTGAAGAAATTAGACTTCAAAGGGATCCATCAGTTGATATTAGAACAATAGGAAAAATATTAGCAATGATATATGAAGAAGGAAAGGACCCAGTAAGTACATGGGAAAAAGCAGTTGCTACAGCATTACCTGCTTTAAAATGTGCAGATGAGTTGTTCCAAGCTACTATAAACATAGAGTAAGGGCAAGTGCCTTTACTCTTAAATTTTTAATAAGAGGTGATATAAATGAAAAAAGTAACTCCAAAAGAAGCAGGAGTAAAGCTAAATGGAAAATGGTGCTTTAAAGGCCAAGAGGAAATAATAAGCGAGGAAGAATACAATGCTAACAAAGAATATGTAGTAGTATTAGAAGATATAAGAGAATCAAATGAAAGAGTAATTGAGATAGTAGTAAAAGATGAAACAATAGATATTGAAGCCTTAAGAAAAGATTTAGAAGAATTTGTAGAAAATTATAATAAACCTGAAGTACCAGAGAAACACGAAGAAGAACCAGGAGAAGATCCAGGGGAAGATCCAGGGGAAGATCCAGGGGAAGATCCAAGGGAAAATCCAGGGGAAGATGAAGAGTTAAAAGCATTAAAAGCTAAAGCACAAGAGTTAGGAATTAATGTAACACACAATATGAAAAAAGAAACAATTATAAAGAAAATTGAAGCAGCAGAAAAAGCAAAAGAAGGACAAGGCCAAAATCCAGAAGGAGAGTAGGTGAAACATATGGAAGTAAGAGAAAAGTTAAAAAACAGAACAAATATAGATGTTGATCAACTAATAGAAAGGCTTTGTAAAGAACTATCTAGTAAAGATACTTCACAAGTAGAGTATGCTCTATATGATACATTAGTTATTATATTAGATGTAACTCATCAAGCAAAGGTACCTTCAGGGCTATATACAACATGGATAAGAATGACAAAGGATTATTGGTACTTAAATGGATTTGATAAATTAAATAAAACTGATGGAGAAGCTGGGAGTGAAGCACAAGAGAAAAGAGAAATACAATCTATTTCTATTGGTGATACAAAAACTACATTTGTTGATAAATCCTCACAAATTAATATAAATGGTGTAACATATACTGCTGGAAGCATAGACTACTCGGAGGATGCATTAATCGAGAAATATAAGAAAGATTTATATAGACATAGAAAGATGAGGTGGTAATTATGCCACTAAATGAAGTTAGAGAAGCAATAGAAAGTCAATATATTGGAACTTGCGATATTATAGAATTACAAAATTCTACTAATCCTATAACTAAATTAGAAGAATCAAAAGAAGTTGTAATAAAAGAAAAACAACCATGCAGAAAGTCATATAAAAATATTTCAAGTGCTAGTGATGGAGAAGAAAATGCAAAAGTAACACAAATAATCGAGTTATTTATTGCACCAGAAATACCTATAAAACCTGGATCAAAAATTATAGTAACGCAGAATGGAGAAACAATAGCTTATACTAGAAGCGGAGAAGCAGCAAAATATGAAACACATCAGCAAATAATCCTCGATCTTTGGAAAGGCTGGGCATAATGAGTAAAAAATGGGGAAAATGTGACTTTAGCGAACTTGTAGATTTACAAAAGAGACTAGATAAAGCTCTAAATGGAGATACAGTTTTGTTTTATGAAGCATGTGCTAGAGAACTAGCAGCTAGACTACTGCGTAAAGTAATAAAAAGAACACCTGTAGGAGAAAACCAATATGAAATAAGAAGCATAGATGGCAAAGAAAAAAAGTATGTTATTAAAAATGGTGGAACTCTTAGAAGAGGCTGGACATCAAAAACAGAAAAAGAAGCAGAGTCGGGTATGGAAAAAGATGCATTTGAATGGGCAAACTCATTAAAAGTACAAAAAAATAGCGGAATTTATACAATAGAAGTTATAAACCCTGTAACTTATGCTTCATATGTAGAATATGGTCACAGACAAGAGCCAGGAAGATATGTGCCAGCTATTGGTAAAAGGCTTGTTAATTCGTGGGTAGATGGAGTATTCATGTTAACTATTTCATCTGAAGAATTAGAAGCTGAAATGCCAAGAATACTAGAGGCAAAAATAATAAAATTTTTGGAGGAGTGTTTCAATGGATAATATTATTAAGATGAACGATATTGTTGATGCTATATCTATAAAAATAAACGATATATTTAACCCAGTTAAGCAAGAATATCATATATATGATACTAAATCAAAGCAAGGGTTTGAATATCCTTGTTTTTTTATAAAATTACTTAATGGTAGTATAAGTCAATTTATAGGTAACAGATATGATAATAAATTATATTTTGATATCCAGGGATTTGCAATAAATGAAAATGATAGAGAATTAAGAAATATGGCAGATTCTTTGCAAAATCTAGAATATATAAAACTTTTGAATAACGATCTGCTTAATGCAAGAAAAATGAGATATGAAATCAAAGATGGAGTATTGCATTTCTTTGTAGATTATAGCTTTATTGGAAAGAAAGTCGAAATACCAGTAGATGCTATGGAAAAATTAAGTATTAATGGGGAGGTAAAAAGTGATGAAAAAGAGTAATGAACAAGAATCTTTATTTACAAAAGAACAATTATTAAATAGTGCTAAATATAAAAATAGAGTTGACTTACTAAATGTCCTACTAACAGACAATAAACAATATTCATTGTCTGATGTAGATGAGCAAATAAATAAATTTATGAAAAGGAGAGTGTAGATATGTACGGTGGCGGAAAATTTACAACACAAAATAAAAAATTACCTGGAGCATATATGAATTTTGTTAGTGCATCAAAAGCAACTTCTACAATAGGAGAAAGAGGAGTAGCAGCATTAGCAGTTGAATGTGACTGGGGTGTAGACAATGAAATTTTTACTGTAACTGCAGAAGAATTTATGAAAAATTCTTCTAAAATATTTGGATATGAATATTCAAATGAAAAATTAAAAGGAATTAGAGATCTATTTAAGAATATAACTAAATGTCATTTTTATAGATTAAATAGTGGTGTTGCAGCAGCAAATACTTATGCAACCGCAAAATATACTGGTGTTCGTGGAAATGATATTAAGATAGCAATTCAAAAAAATATAGATGATGAGAATAAGTTTGATGTAATTACTTTATTAGAAAATAAAGAAGTAGACAAGCAAACAGTAGCAAATATGTCTGAATTACAAAATAATGACTATGTTACATTTAAGAAAAGTGCAACACTTGCAGTTACTGCAGGAACACCACTAACTGATGGAGCAAATGCAGAAAGTGTAACAGGAGAAGCTCATCAATCATTCTTAGATAAAGTAGAAAGTTATACTTTTAATGCTTTAGGATGTTTATCAAAAGAAAAAACAGTAATTGCTTTATATGTTGCTTACACAAAGAGAATGCGTGATGAAATGGGAATTAAATTCCAAGCAGTTGTATATAACAATGCTGCAGATCACGAAGGTATTATAAACCTAAAAAATAGAACAGTAGAGTCAGAAACTGGGTTAGTTTACTGGGTAACAGGAATTATAGCAGGCTGTGCTATCAATAAATCAAATACTAACAAAATATATGATGGGGAATATGAAGTAGAAGCAAATTATACCCAAAGTGATTTAGAAGCAGCAATAGACAATGGAGAATTTACACTTCATAAAGTAGGAGATCAATATAGGGTACTTGTTGATATTAATAGTTTGGTAACAGTAGAAGCAGACAAAGGCCAAGAATTCAAAAATAACCAAACTATCAGAGTAATTGATCAAGCTGCACTAGATATTGCATCTGTTTTCAATACTAAATATATCGGTAATGTTCCTAATAACGCAAGTGGTAGAGTTTCACTATGGAATGATATTGTTTCATTATATAAAGATTATGAAACAATAAATGCTATTGAGGACTTTAACTCAGAAGAAATCGTAGTAGAACAAGGAAACGATAAGAAAACAGTTGTTGTAAATGGAAAAATTAAACCTATAAACGCAATGGAAAAACTATATACGACCATTGTAGTTCAATAAAGAGTAGCGAAAGTTACTCTTTTTATTTTGGAAAGGAGAGAATTATATGAATCAAACAATGAACGCAAAGGATTCTGTATCAGCAAAATTAGCTGAGTGCTATGTAACAATAGAAAATAACAGATATAATTTTATGCAAGCTATTAACCTTGAGGCAAATTTTGAAAAGACTAAAAGTGAAGTTCCTATTTTAGGAAAAACTGGTAGTGGTAATAAATCTACTGGTTGGAAAGGTACAGGCTCAGCAACAATGCATTATAACTCATCTATTATGAGAGAATTAATGGAAAGATTTAAGAAAACTGGAGAAGATGTTTACTTTGACATTCAGGTAACCAATGAGGATCCTACATCTTCAGTAGGTCGCCAAACAGTAATTCTAAAAGATTGTAATATTGATGGCGGAGTTTTAGCAAAATTCGATGCAGATGGAGAATATCTAGATGAAGATATCGACTTTACATTTGAGGATTTTGAAATTCCAGAAAAATTTAAGATGCTTAATGGTATGCAATAAATAAAAATAAGAAAGGTATAAGGTGATATTAATGAGTTTTAACGAGTTTATGATCGAGGAAGCAGAGGAAGAATTAGTAGAATATGTTGCTTCAAAAAGATTTAAGGATAAAGAAGGAAATCCAGTAAAATGGAAAATAAAACCATTAACAACAAAGGAAAATGATGCAATTAGAAAACAATGTTATATAAAAACACAAGTCCCAGGTAAGAGGGGGCAATATACAAAGGACTTTGATAGTGCTAAATATTTATTAATGGTTGCAGAAAAATGTGTAGTATATCCAAATTTACACGATAAAGACTTACAAGATTTTTATCATGTAATGGGAGTAGAGGACCTATTAAAAGAGCATTTATTGAAAGTTCCTGGAGAATATGATGACTTTACTGCAAAATTACAAGAAATTAATGGTTATGATATAGAAGAGGCTGTTGAAGAAGCAAAAAACTAATTGAAGAAGGCGATCCAGATGCATCTTATGCATACTATTGCCTTCATAAATTTAAAATGCTTCCGAGTACATTTGCAAATTTAGAATTCAAAGATAAAGCCTTTATTATAGCTTCTATTCAAATAAGAACAGAAAATGAAAAGAAGCAAGAACAGAAAATGAAAAGAAGCAAGAACAAAAAATGAAAAGAACGGGTAGAAAGCATAAATAACATTCTACCCGTTTTAGTAAAGAGGTGAGTATATGGCCACAATAAGAACATCTATACAAGTTCAAGATGCTGCCACAGCTACCTTAAATAAAATTGATTCAGGATTAAATAAAGTAAATAGAGGATTTGAAAATGTAAATACCCAAATGAGTGAAGTTCCTACAAAAGGATTACAAGCAACGCAAAAAATGACACAAAGTGCATTACAAGCAGAGATGGCATATAAAGCGGAAGCACAACAACTTTCAATAATTGAAAAAGAAGCCAAAAATATATTGGCCACTAAAGGAACAGAAAGCATTGAGAGCAAAGAAATACTGGCCAGTCTATATGAACAAAGGGTTTTGGTTTCATCATTAAAGGCAGATTATGAAAGAATTACGCAGTCTGCAAAAGGAACGAGTGAATCTATTAGAGAAAATGAAGAAAATCAAAGAAAATTCAAAAATGAAATTAATAGTACAACAACAAGTGCAAATAACTTATGGGATAAAATAAAAGGAATAGCACTAACCATTGGTGGACTAGCAGGAGTTAAAAAAATATTAAATTTATCTGATGAAATGGCAACAACATCTGCTAGACTAAGTTTAATTGTTGATGACAAAGGCAGCGTGGAGCAATTAGAAAATAAGATATTTGCTAGTGCAATACGATCTAGAGCCGAGTATCAAGATACCGCTGATATGATTGGAAAATTAGGAAGCCAAGCAAAAGGAGCATTCAAAAATAATGATGAGTTAATTGCATTTGCAGAGCAATTGAATAAAAACTTTATATTAGCAGGAACTAACCAACAGGGAATTGCATCAGCACAATTGCAAATAACACAAGCGTTAGCTTCAGGAGTTCTTCGTGGGGAAGAATTGAATGCAGTATTTGAAAATGCTACACCAGTTATTCAAAAAATTGCTGATTACTTGGATGTACCAATTGGGAAAATTCGTGATTTAGCAAAAGATGGTAAGTTATCAGCTCAAGTTGTAAAAAATGCGTTATTGGCTAGTGCAGATGAAACAAATGCAGCATTTGAAAAAATGCCTATGACATGGAGCCAAATTTGGACCAAAATGAAAAATATAGCATTAAAGGCATTCCAACCTGTATTAAAGAAAATAAATGAATTTGCTAATAATCAAAAAGTACAAGCCGCTTTTGAAAGTTTTATAAATGTTATAAGTGTAGCATCACAAGCTGTTTTAGGATTAATAGAAGGTATGGTTTGGTTATATGGAATATTAGAGCCATTTGCACCAATAATACTTGGAATTGTAGCAGCTTATGTAGCGTTTAACTTGATCAGTGGGTTAGTAAGTATTGCCTTAGGTATAATGTCAGCAATGGAAACAGCTCATGCAGCAGCAGCTATGCTGGCATCAGGAGCAACCCTAGCAGAAACGGCAGCACAATGGGGATTAAATAGTGCATTATATGCCTGTCCTATTGTTTGGATTATTGCTATTATTATAGCTTTAATTGCAGTTTTAACATACTTATGGTTTACAAATGATGATGTAGCTTATGGAATACTTTATGCATGGGATGCTCTTCGATTAGGTGCTATGACTCTATGGTTGGGCTGTAAGACAGTTTTTTATGGAATACTACTTGCAGCACAATTTATGTGGTTAGGAATGCTAGGCGTATGTTATGGACTTTTAACAGCCTGGTATGGTTTCCAAACTGGGCTTGAAGCAGTAGGAGTAGGAATTTTATATATTTTCCAATGGTTATATAACGGCGTTGTTGGAATTGTAAACCGGAATTATAGAGGTCTTAAACAAAATACCTGGAGTTTCTATAAACACAGTTGAATATGCAAATTTTGCGGATAATGCACTAGAGGGAATGATGGACAATGTTGCAAGAAGAAATGAAGATTTGCAAAGTATGGTTGATGATATGTCCGAAGTAAGTGCTAGTATAGAAAAAAATAAAGCAGAATATATGGCAGATTTAACAGCTGGAGCAAACGATATTCAAAGTACAGCAATAGAATTTAATGCAACAAGAGAAGATAGAGTAGCACATAGAAATGACTGGGTAAAGGGAGCAACAAGTGCCGTCAAAGATGCTATGAATATGGATCAATTTAGTAATATGGGTGGAGATGTAGGAAAAATAGCAGGAGATACAGGAAGTATAAAAGAATCACTTGATGTTGCTGAAGAAGATCTAAAATATTTGAGAGATATAGCAGAACGAGAAACAATAAACAGATTCACAACTGCTGAAATAAAAGTAGATATGACTAATAATAACAATATAAATAGTGAATTAGATATAGATGGTATTGTAGAACAACTTGGAGATAAATTAGAAGAAAAAATGGAAGTAGTAGCAGAGGGGGTGCATAACTGATGTATGATTTTTATTTAGATAAAATATTATTACCAGTAGCACCATCAAAGCTACAAGTAAAAATAAAAAATGCAAATAAAACAATAAATTTAATAAATGACGGAGAAATAAATATTATAAAAAAACCAGGATTATCTGAAGTATCTTTTGATATTTTAATTCCACATGTTAAGTACCCTTTTGCAGTATATAAAAATGGCTATAAGGATGCTAAGTATTTTTTGGGAGAAATTGAAAAATTAAAGGTTAATATGAAGCCATTTCAATTTATTGTTTCAAGAAGAAAACCAAATGGAACAGTTTTATTTGATACAAATATGAAAGTAACTCTAGAAGAATATACAATAAAAGAAGATGCAGGAGAAGGATTTGATGTTATAGTTACTATAAAATTAAAACAATATAGGGAATATGCTACTAAAACTATGAAAATAACAATAAAACAATATAAGCCAATAGCGGTAGAGGTCCCAGCAAGGCCAGCACCAACAGCACCTGCACCTGCAACAACGAGTAGGACTTATACTGTCAAAAGAGGAGACTGTTTGTGGAATATAGCAAAAAAATACTATGGTAATGGAAGCAAATATACAACAATTTATAATGCTAATCGAGATAAAATAAAAAATCCTAATTTAATTTATCCTGGGCAAGTATTAACAATCCCATAATAGGAGGTAAAAATGATAAGTAGTGAAATATTAATACAAAATGGATCTACTGTATTTGCTCCTGTTATAGAAGAAGATATCCAATGGGAAACAGAAAGAAAGAATGCACCAGGTAAATTAACTTTTAAAGTAGTAAAAGATAATATAATCAATTTTACGGAGGGAAATGCAGTAAGATTTGCTGTAAATAATACAAATGTATTTTACCGGATTTGTTTTTAGCAAAAAGAGAGATAAAAGCGGAATAATAACTGTAACAGCATATGACCAGTTGAGATATTTCAAAAATAAGGATACATATGTTTATACAAATAAAACAGCCGATCAATTAGTAAGAATGTTGGCCAATGATTTTTTATTAAACATTGGTATGCTAGAAACAACTGGATATTTAATTGCTTCTCGTGTAGAAAGCAATAAAACACTATTTGATATAGTTCAAAATGCTTTAGACTTAACAACACAAAATCGTGGGGAAATATATGTTTTATACGATGACTTTGGAAAACTATGCTTAAAAAGTTTGGAGAGAATGAAATTAGGTCTAGTAATAGATGAAGAAACAGGGGAAAACTTTGATTATACATCTTCTATTGATTCAGATACTTATAACAAAATTAAACTTACATATGATAACGAGAAAACAGGAAAGAGAGAAGTATATATAGCAAAGGATACATCCCATATAAATGAATGGGGCGTTCTTCAATATTACGATACTATTGATGAAAATACTAATGGCCAAGCTAAAGTAGATGCCCTACTTAAATTATATAACCAAAAGACAAGAAAATTGCAGATAAAAAATGCAATAGGTGATATAAGGGTAAGAGGAGGATCATTAGTAATAGTTCAAATGAATCTAGGAGATATAAAAATTCAAAATTTTATGCTGGTAGAAAAAGTGAAACATACATTTAAGAATAATGAGCATTTTATGGATTTAACATTGAGAGGGGGAGAGTTTATTTCATAATGGCAGACTTAATAGAAACTGTAAAAAAAATTGTGCAAGGAGTGCTAAATGAAAGCTCTCCTTGTAATGTTTTATTTGGAACTGTAACGAGTGTTAATCCACTCGAAATAACAGTTGAGCAAAAATTAAAATTAACAAAAGAATTTCTAATACTAACAAAAAATGTTGTTAATTATACAACAACAGCAACAATAGAATGGAATACAAATAAAATAAATCAGAATGTAAACCATAATCATAGTATTAGTGGAAATATAAGTGTAGAGTCTAGTATAAGCCCAAATGATAATAATGCCCAAATTAGTAATACAGTTACATCAAACATGGAAATAGGTCAGTATTCAAAAGACCTAAGCCATATGCATAGCATAGCTGGAACAAAGAGTATTACTATAAACAATGCTTTAAAACAAAATGATAAGGTAATTTTATTACAACAATCAGGTGGGCAAAAATATATTGTATTAGACAAAGTCTACAATAGTTAGGTGGTGAAGTTATTGATACCAAACAATAATGATAACTTGAAAGAAGATTTTGAAAAGGAAACACAGCCAACAAAGACATACTTTCTAAATACCGATAATAATACAATTACTGGATATTGTGATGGAAAAGATGCAATGAAGCAGGCAATTTACAAAATATTAAACACAGAAAGATATGAATATTTAATATATTCATGGAATTATCGGAATAGAACTCGAAAATCTAATAGGTGAGCCATCTACATATGTGATACCAGAGCTTGAGAGAGTAATAAAAGAAGCTCTTATGCAAGATGACAGGATTACGAATGTAAAAGATTTCAATTTTGAAAAAAAGGGAAAGGACATTTTAGTTACATTTATAGTCGAAACAGTAGAAGGAGAAGTATCAATAGAAAAGGTGGTGAGTGTATCAAGTGAGTACTAATACAAATTTAGATGAGTATTATGACTTTGATAATATTATGGATAGAATGTTATCCAGGGTTGATGATACTTTAGATAAAAGGGAGGGAAGCATGATCTACGATGCTTTATCTCCAGCAGCTGCAGAGTTAGCACAAATGTATATTGTTTTGAAAAATAATATTGATCTAGTTTTTGCTGATACAGCAGTAGAGGAATATTTAGATAAACTAGTAGAACAACTAGGAGTGTCAAGAAAACAAGCAGCAAAAGCAATAAGAAAAGGACTATTTTACGATGAAAATGAAGAATTAATGGATATTGAGTTAAACGAAAGATTTACAATAGGAACTTTAACATATGCGGCAGTAGAAAAAATTGAAAAAGGAACATATAAACTTGAGTGCGAAACAGCAGGAATTGTAGGAAATAATTTGTCAGGTACATTAGTGCCAATAGATTATATACAAGGACTAGGAAAGGCAATTTTAAGTGATGTTTTAATTCCTGGAGAAGATGAAGAAACTGATGAAAGCTTAAGACAAAGATTTTATGAGGCTACTAATGAGAAGGCATTTGGAGGAAATATTGTAGATTATCAAAATAGAACAAAAGAAATAGCTGGGGTAGGAGCTGTCAAGGTAACGCCTTGTTGGAATGGCGGAGGAACTGTAAAACTAACAATACTTGATAGTGGATTTAATAAGGCCACAGATATTTTGATTCAAAGGGTACAAGATACAATATGCCCAGGACCATCATCAGAAGGATTAGGAATAGCACCAATAGGACATGTAGTAACAGTAGATACAGTTACAGAGTTAGAAATATCAGTAAGAACAAAGTTGGTATTAACAGGAGAAGTAGTAAAAGAAGATGTCAAAAGTGAAGTAGAGACACTTATAAATAATTACTTCCTAGAGCTAAAAAAGGAATGGGAAGAAAACGATAGTGTAATAGTAAGAATATCAAGAATCGAGACAATTCTTTTAAATGCTCCTGGAGTAATTGATGTAGAAAATACAGCATTAAATATGCAGTCTGCTAATATTCCAATAGGTAAGTTTCAAATTCCTGTATTAAAAGAGGTGGTATTGTTATGAAATTAAATGACTATATGCCACCATATTTAAGTAATGTAAGAGAATTTAAGCAAATATTTGCTACAGAAGATATTGAAATAGAAAAAATACTAAATGAAATAAATAAAATACCACAAGAAGTAATAGTAAAAACAGCTGAAGACTATGGATTAGAAAGATATGAAAAAATATATGGGATAACAAATAAGGCGGAAACGATAGAAGCAAGAAGAGTTGTTATATTATTAAAAATAAATACTAAAGTACCATATACATATAAATGGCTAATTAAAACATTAAACGAATCAGTAGGCCAAGAAAATTATAAGATAATAACAGACTTTGAAAATTACAAAATGTTGATTAGTTTTAGACTAGAATATACAGAAGCAGCAGAAATGCTAAAGCAAAATTTAATTAAACAGATACCTGCAAACATTGAAATGGATATAAAGCTATTTGCACAAATGAATTATTGTGTAGGAGCAAATATTAGGCAGGTAAGCTATGAAAAGATAGATACTTGTATAGAAACTACTATTGAAGAAGAAAAAATAAATATGAGTGAATTTATTGCTACTAATATTAGAGAGCAAAGCTATATGAATATAAATTCAAATAGAGAAATTATCGAGGAAAAGGAACAAATAGAAGCAAATGCAAGTATAGGAACAATTATAACTAGACAAGATTATATAAATATAGAGGAGGTCGAAAATAATGGGATTTGAAAAAATCTATATTACAAAACAAGGTGCTTTATTAGCAGCTAAAACCCTTCAAGCCAAAAAAATAAAATTTGATCATGTAGAAATAGGAAGTGGAGCATTAACAGGAGAGGCAAGGAACAAAACAGCGTTAACAACAAAAGTGTTAGAGTGTGAAATTAATGATGTAAGTATAACAGGAGAAACACAAGCACAAATTACTTTCAACTTTAAAAATACAGATGCTAATAATGCATTCTATTTTAGAGAAATTGGTATTTTTGCAATAGATCCTGATACAAAGCAAAGTTTACTATTTGCTTATACTAATGCAGGAAATAATGCAGAGTACATTAGCAATTCAATCGCAGCTCCTATACAAAAAGTTATAGAGATAACTGTTGTTGTTGATAATGCTTCAAATGTTACTATAACTTTAGATCCTGAGGCAGCATATCCAACAAAAGCGGAAATGAAAGAAGCGATTGCAAAAGCATTATCAGTAACTGGAAAAAATTATGGTATAAAAAGATTAATTACTGATAATACATTGGCTAACTGGACAAGAATAGAAGATTCTGTTGGCTTAAATGCAAGTGCAACAAAAGATGGTACTGAGGTATCTAATGATTTTGATAATTGCTATCCATGGTCAGACATTAAAAGATGTAATGTTAATCCTACAACCGGAAAAATTGTTGCATATTATGGAGAAACTGGTTATAAAGCAGATGGAACTAATGGAGAAGTAATGGTAAAAATACCAGAGTTTTGGTGGAAAAGAGAGCGAAAAGCAGATGAAGAAGGCAATATGTATGAATACATTTACATCGCAGATTACGCAAGAGCAGGATATAAAAAATCAGAAGAATTTTTAGTAGGTGCTTATTTATTAAGTACAACAGTAAGTGGAAGTACAGAAAAGGCACATTCAGTTAGTGGTGCTATACCAAAATATAATGCAACAAAAGCAACATATAGAACATTAGCAAAAGCAGTTGGTGCCGGATTTGGTTTACTAGATTATAGATATTTCTTATTACAAATGCTTTATTTGGTAGAGTATGCACATTACAATTCCCAGAGTATGCTAGGAAATGGATTAGTAGCAATGAGTACAGGTAAAGCACTACTTGCAGAGAATAACACAAATAGAATAATTATTAGTTCTGCAGGTACAGGATTCTGGGTTGGAAAAACAATATGTATAGGAACAAGCGATGCTTGGAATGCAAGTGTTGCAGCAGATAGGGAAATAACAGAAATTGCAGACTATAATGATGGAAGTATTACGGGAAAGCAAATTAAGTTTAATGGTGCAGCAGTAAATATAGCAGTTAATAATACTATATGGGGAAGTGCACAAAAAACAGGAGGAAACGATATATTAGGTAATGCATCAGGTTGCCTAAATAATAACAATTATCATCCAGTAAATTATAGAGGAATAGAAGATATATTTGGACATATGTGGCAACATATAGATGGACTAAATATAAAAGATTATGAAGGATACATATGTAAGGATCCAAATAATTATACTGATGATAAATTTGTAGCACCATATGAAAAATTAGGCTATATAAATGCAAATACAACAGATAGTTACATTAAAAAATTAGGATATGACGAAAAATATCCAGAAGTTGCCCTTCCAGTAGAGGTAGAGGGAAGCTCAACAACAGGTGCGTGCGATAATTATTGGTGTGCAGAAGGCAATCGCATAGCGTATGTTGGTGGCAGCTTCTACAACACCTTGACCAAAGCCGGCTTCTTTGCTTGGACTTGTGGCAATCCTTCTAGCTACGGCTCTTGGCACTACGGTGCCCGCCTTCTTAAAAACCAGTAAAAGCAGGGGTGTGGGGGCGGCCAGCCTCCCGCAAGAAATAACTAAAATATAGAATAGTTAATATTTGAATTAAAAATATATATAATAACTGTAGGGGATTTAGTGTGTGCGGAGCCTAGTTTCTCGTCCTTGGTTTTAGCGTATGTTGGTGGCAACTTCAACAACAACTTGACCAAAGCCGGCTTCTTTGCTTGGAATTGTAACAATCCTTCTAGCAACAGCAATTGGAACTACGGTGCCCGCCTACTTATTTAATAAAATAAAAATATTACACATTATTTTCCTTGCCGCTTGGCAAAAATAAGTCGCAACTGGATTGACCTAGTAGCTCCCTTTGAGCGAAAAGCCGATAGACTAAATAAGAAAATAAACCAGGAGAAGAAATGAAAAGAAAAGGTAATATATTTCCTGCAGTTATTGAAATTGAGAATATAAAAAAAGCTATTCTAAATGCATCAAAAGGTAAGAAACACAGAAAAAGTGTAGAAAGAATAATTTGTAATATTGAATATTACACTTTAGAAATTCATAATATGCTAAAAAATAAAACTTATACACCTAGCCCATATATAGAAATGAAGATTCACGATCGGAACAAGAAAAAAGGAAAGAATTATATATAAGCCTATGTTCTACCCTGATCAATGTATTCATTGGGCAATTATGCAGCAGATTGAGCCACTTCTAATGAGAGGTATGTATGAGTTTTGTTGTGCTTCTATTAGGAATAGGGGACTACACTACGCATCTAATCATATAAAGAAAATTTTGGTAAGGGACAGGAAAAATACAAAATATTGTTTGAAATTAGATATAAAAAAATTCTATCCATCAATAAATAAAGAAATTTTGAAAAGGAAATTCTTAAAAATTATCAAAGATAGAGAAATACTGGATTTATTAGACTTAATTGTAGATAGTTCAAAAGAGGGAGTACCAATTGGAAACTATACTTCACAATGGTTTGCTAATTTTTATTTGCAGGATCTAGATCATTATATAAAGGAAAAACTAAAAGCACCATATTATATAAGATATATGGATGACATGCTTATATTTCATAGAAACAAAAAGGAATTGAGAAAAATAAAAAATGAAATAGAAGTATTTTTAGAAAAGGAAAGCTTAAAACTAAAAGAAAATTGGCAATTATTCAAGACAGATAGTAGGCCAGTCGACTTTATTGGATATAGATATTATAGAGGACATACTACATTAAGAAAATCTAATTTTTTGAGAATAAAAAGGAGAATAAAAAAAGTATATAAAAAGGGCAAAATAAATTATGCAGATGCTAGTTGTATTATTAGTTATTATGGGTGGCTAAAGCATTGTGATTCAAATAAATTTAATGAAAAATATCTTAGGCCATATATAAGCCTAAAGAAATGTAAAGGAGTGGTAAGGAATGAAACAAAAAACTTACAGCGATATAAGACCAGAAAAAAACTTCAGTATAGAAAACATTGAGAACGGAAAATGCACCGTTCTTTTTTTTGACAATATTCAAGAAGAAATCCAGGAGAGCACTAACATGGAAAATCAAGAAGCAGTAGAAAAAAATGTATATAGTTATGATGTTTATTCAATAGAAGTGCCATACAGAGAAAATCTTGAAGAAGTAATAGAGTCAGATATAAATAATTGGCTAAAAGATGTTAAACAAAAAGCATATGATAAAGCTGCAGAAGAAATAAGACAAAAAAGAAATAAACTATTAGAAGAAACAGACAAAGAAATGTGCATTGATAGATTAGGACTAAAATTACCAACAGATCTATCAATGACTAACATAATTTCGAGCTTAAAACAATTCTTTGAAGGTTTTTCTGATGTATGTAATGGAAAAATAGCAGAGTATAGACAAGAATTAAGGGATATTACAAAGCAAGAGGGGTTTCCATATAATGTCGTATGGCCAACAAAAGATAAGGAGGATTAGTATGAGTGTAGAACTACCAACACTAATAAGTATAATATCTGTATCAATAGCAGTAATAACGATAATTTATAATATAACAAGAAATGGAAGAAAAGATACAAAAGAAGATGTAAAAGAAGATGCAACTCAAATGGCAACAGTTTTAACAGAACTAAAGAATATTATGGATGGAATATCAGATATTAAAAAAGAAATTACAGATGTAAAAAACGATGTAAAAGCTGATAGAGATAGAATAACAAGGCTAGAAGAGTCAGCAAAACAAGCACATAAAAGAATCGATGAAATTCTTACGAGAATAGAAAGAAAGGAGGAAAAATAATATGACTATTCAATTTTTAGTATATGTTGTGACAACATTATTTACTTATATTGCAGGTAAAGTTTCAAAGCACTTTGGCTGGAATTATACAATGCCTATAACAATTCAAAACATTATAATTATTGCAATCGCTTCTATAATTGGGTGCTTAATACATATTGAAAATTTAGATGCAAATAGTATAATTACAGCAGTTATTACAGCTGTTGGTGGTGTAGGAACAGCAGTTGTAGCATATGATGCAAAAAACAAATAATCTGCATCTTAAGTAAAATAAGGTGCACAGATGCAAGAAAACATTTCTTGTAATTCTAAAATACTGGAAGAAAAATAAAGAATCTTCCAGTATTAATTTTTTTATAAGGAGGTTTTTCTATGGAAGAGGAAAACGGAAATATTGAAGCTTATGATATTGAAAATCAAAATGTAGAAGAATTAAGAAACTATGAGGAAGGAGGCGAAGAATAATGGCTTATAAAGGACCAGATATATCTGCTTGGCAGGGTGATATTGATATAAAAGCACTTGCAGCACAAGTGGATTTTTTTATTTTTAGAGCTTATGCAGGAAGAAGTAAAGACAGTAAAGTAGATCGTAATGTAAAACTAGCAATAGAAAGTGGAAAGCCATATGGACTATACATTTATTCATATGCATTAAACACAGCACAAGCAAAAGAAGAGGCACAAAGACTAATAGCATTAGCAAATAGTTATTCAGTAAAGCCTGCTTTTTTATGCATTGATATGGAAGATGCAGATGGCTATAAAAGAAAATATGGAATGCCATCTAATCAAGCATTAAAGGATATATGTACTGCAGAAGGAGAAGCATTTGAAAATTCTGGATACTACGCTATGGTATATGCTAGCTCAAGTTGGTTTAATAATCAACTTAAAGGGTTAACAAGATTTGATAAATGGGTGGCTCATTGGCCAGTATCAGGTGGAAAGCAAAAGGGAATGGCAACATCTCCAGATGGGGAAAATGCAAATAACTGCGGTATATGGCAATTTACATCAGATGGAAGATTAAATGGATACAACGGAAGGCTTGATATGAATTATGCCTATAAAGACTTTGTTTTAAATAAAAATGGAAATACTAATCCAGCTCCAGCACCAACTCCAGCACCAGAACCAGAACAAACAAATAACAATAATACTACATACATTGTAAAAAGAGGAGATTGCCTATCTACAATAGGAAGTAAACTAGGTGTAAATTGGAAGGATATTGCTAATACAAATGGAATTAGTAACCCATATATCATTTATGTAGGACAAGTATTAAAAATTCCAGGAGAAAAAGGAAATACTAATCCAGCACCTTCAAATAATAGCAACAGCACAACATATACAGTAAAATCAGGAGACACATTAAGTGGTATTGCTGCAAAATTTGGAACAACATATCAAAAAATTGCAGCAGACAATGGAATAGCAAATCCAAATATTATTCATCCAGGGCAAGTATTAAAAATTAATGTAGCAGGTAATAAAAATACTACACAAAATAATACAAGGACATATACAGTAAAAGCTGGAGACACATTAAGCGGAATTGCTGCAAAATATGGAACGACATATCAGGAAATTGCAAGAAAAAACGGAATAGCAAATCCAAATATTATCCATCCAGGACAAGTTCTAAAAATATAATAGAAGTATATAAAAATAAGTAGAGGAGAAATTTCCTCTACTTATAAATATTTTTGAGTTTCTCTTGAATATCTAGTAGTAAGTTGAAAGATTGCTGAAATGTAGTATTATTAAAATCTATCTCAAGAATCTTATTTACTACTTTTTTTAGTTCTATATTATTTAGATAATCATTTGTAGTAATACTGTTATTAGGAAAATTGTCAATAACAGTATAAGCTATTTTTTTTTCATCAAAGATTCTTTTGTATTTTTCTAATTGGTTAACAGGAAAACCGCATTTATAAATATTAGGACCTAAGTCGGTTATTTTTAATCCTAATTGCTCATTTATAATTTTTGCATCCTCATTAATAATATTATAAAAAATTCCAACCCTAAATAAGTAAATGGTGTCTTTGTTTTCCTTTTTTAAACTCTCATATTGCTTTAGAAGTTTGCTCATTTGTTTTTACCTTCTTTCCCATTTTTTTTCTTACAATAATATCTCCTGGCTCGCACTCTAATATTTCGCATATACGATCTAATGTTGAAAAATGAATGCTAACAGTTTCATTATCCATAAGATGAGAAAGGGCTTGATAACCTCCGCTCCATATTTTTAATAAACCAATATTTGCTCTTTTTTCTTTCTTTTAATACTTCGCTTATTCTTACATATATCATTGCTACATCTCCTTCCGTATTTTCTGTTACAGATATTCTACAAGAAACTCTATTATATTTTAACTCTTTGTGGTGTTAGCTCTAAATTGGTGGACTTAAATGACAGATAACTATTTTACAAAATAGGCATTTTATAATATAATTTAGCCAGTAAAGGTAGGTGGTTAATATGTCATCTTGTAAGTGTAAAGATATAATTTATCAAGTGAAAAAGTATTTAGCAAATAAAGATATAGAAGGACTAAAACAATATATAGAAAAAGCGGAAGCAGATGCAAATAATTGTCATATTTTGTCGAAAAATGAAACAGCCGAATATATTGATACTCTAACAAAAGAACTAAACTAACACTCCACTCTGGCATAGTTATTATAATTTACATAAAATGGTAAAATATATAGTAAGAGATATCTCTAAGTAAGATTCTAGGAGGAGGATTATTATGAGAGATAGATTGAACATAGAATTAAATTTATTGGAGTATATACTAAGTAAAGTATTTAAGAACTATACATATAAAGTATATAGAGCGGGGGTTTCTGATGGATATAATTGGGCCAGAAAAAAATGGACATAGAAATTAATTGTTATTAGTTTGTTATTAACGAGTAAGGTCCGAGATGGTTTTATAAGGTCTTAAAAAAATGCCTAAAACACTAGAGTAACAATAAAAGCGTGTAATAACAACAAAAAGCGAAAAATTGCAATTTTTCAATAAATTATTCTAGCAGGAATAAACAGTATATAGAAAAATGCAGT